TGGTGATGCTACCCGACCCGTATTTCAGGACGAGCGCGCGACCGTGGCCGGCCGTGTCATTCGTTTCCGCGATTTCATACGCTGCGGGGTCTGAGTTCGGCACGGTACTCCTCAGCGATTGGTTTCGTGGTTCCGGTTATGGCGGTTGACCGCTTCGGTGAGCTGCTTCCCGTCGAGGTACACTTTGTTGTCAACTTCAAACACGATTTTGCCGTTGCGGTTGGTGACGTTGGCGCCACCGTCCAGGCCCTCGTGCGGAGTGACATGTTCGCCGGGGTTGATCGTGTACCGGGTGCCCGTCGTCGGATCCGTCCATGTCGGGCTGAGCCGCTGATCCTTCGTCACATGCTTGCTACCGGCGTTCGTCCCCGCGTAGGGGTTGCGGCCGGCCAAGCGCCCACCAGGGAAGTAGTGGGGGAGCTGGGAGGCGTGGTGTTCGCCCGCTTCAAGGTGTGGATGCCCGTGGGCGTGTTCGCCCGGTTTCGGGTGTTCCTTGAAGGTTTTGGTGCCAGGGATGATCCCGAGCTTTTCTTCCCATTGCCTCTGCGTTTTTTCCTGTCCGCCGAGGTGGTGCTGTTTGGCAATGACCACCAGGGCAGTCAACGCGGCAGCGATCGGGATGAGCGGCAGGAGGCCAGTCGCACCGAGCGCCGGCTCAGCCAACTGGAGGATGTTCGCCATGCCCGCGTTACGCAGCGCCATCAGCGCAGCCTCGGGTCCAGCGACGGCACCTCCACCCGCTACCTCAGCAGCGAACGAAGCACCGGCGGCCTCAACCGTCTCAGCGAACAGGGCGCCTGAGCCTGTGATCTCAGCAGCGGCGCCTGGGCCACCCGTGAAGGGCGACAGCAGGACTTTGAAGGCCGTTGCCACGCCCGAGACGATGAACGCCGCAGGAGCCAGTACAGCGAGGAACGCGAGGAACGCGCCGGTCGCCACTTTCACGGGACCAGGAAGTTCATGGAAGAACGAGGACACACCCTGCGCGGCAGTCCCGAGCATGTGGAAGCCTTGCAGGACATACGGTCCGAAGACCCGCCCGAGTTCGACAGAGACGTCCTTGAGCTGGGCCGTCACTTTTTCAAACTGGGCGCCGAGGGTTTCCGTCGTCTGCGCGTAGTGGGATTCCAGCGTCGAGTCCCCTTTGACCCCTTCGAGGCGGGCCAGGATCTTCGTGTACGCCGGGAGCTGCGACATCGACAGGAAGATCGTGCCGGCGCTACGAGCACCCCCGAACATCGTGGCAATGTCCTGTGTGGATTCATTGCCCATCGTCTTCTTGTCTTCGGTGATCCTCTTGATGACGTTTTCAAAACCACCGGAGGTCTGGAGGAGGTTCTGGAGTTCGTCCTTACCAAAGCCGAGCTTCTCCGCAGCGCGGAGGCCAGCGCCTTTCAGCGTGATCGCTTTGATAAGCGTGGTCCGCAGCAGGGTTGCGAACGAGACCGCGCCACCCGCACTCTGGTCGCGTGATGCCGCAGCGAGAGCCGCGAGAATGTCACGCTGAGGGATACCCAGCGCACCGGCAACCGGGAACAGATTGTTTTTGAACATCGAGTTGAGTTCCGGGAGGTGCATCTTGCCCGCACCGACCGTTTCGTCGAGGAGCGCCATCTCTTCGCGGAACGATTTGACACCCTTGTGGCCCGAGTCCCACGCAGAGGTGAGGGCTTCGACCGTGCTAGGCAGAGAATCCAGTCCGATTTTCGCTCCCATTGCCGAAGCACGCAGAGCATTCTGGTCGGTCGTGACGTTCTGGAACACGGACTGGAGTGGGTACAGGGCTTCCGCGACTTCCTTCGGCCCGTAGCCGAACTTGGCAAACGAGCTGGCGCCGCGTTCAAGTTCCTGCCGCTGCTTCTTAGTCGCGTGCGCCTGAGTTTCGAGCAGCTTGAACTGACGTTCCGCATCTACAGCCTCTTTGACGCTGACACCGATCAGGGCAGCAGCGGCAATAGAGACCGGGGCGGTGTAGCGTGCGATCTGGTGGGCTTTCTTAGCGAACGAATCCAGCCGGCCCGAGAGGACGCTCAGCGCATTGCCAGCGACTTCGGTCTCTTTCTCCATCTTGGAACCGATGTTCGACTCAGCAGCCGCCGTACCGATCCCCTTCACCGAGTCAGCGACACCCGCCGCCTCAGTCTCGAACGCCGAACCTCCCAGGAGGCGCACACGTACAGCTACCTCTTGCGCCTCAAGAGCCATGTGGTCCCCCTAGAAGAGTTCGACAATCCGATTACGGATCAAGAGCGCGAGCTGGTCATCCTGCTCCGCCTTGAACTTCAATGCGGCCCGTGTGAGAGCCTGCGCCGCGAGAACGAGATCCGAGTCCTCTGACTGGATCAGGGTGAGGCCGTCAGCCACGCCGAGGTGAGCGGCAATGGCGATCGTCCTGATGTCCTCGCGGTCCGCTAGTTTCCCAGGTACTCCTCGTCGATCTTGAGGGTCGTGTCCTGGAGCCACAGCGCTACCGTGTTCGCGCACCGGATGAGTGCGTATTCGTTGCCACCGAACAGCGCGTGGACCGTCTCGAGTACCGTGTCCGTGGTCGGGAGTCCGAGTGCCTCGTCGAGGCGCGGATCACCGATGAACACGGGCGAGTCGGCAAGCGGTTTCACGACGCCGTCCACGCGGATGAGGACATCCTCAGCGCACGTAACAATGAGGTCGCTCGCGGCGAGGTACTGTGCCTCGGACGGATCCTTGACATTGGTGAGATCCTGCGCGCCGGCGTTCAGCGACTTGAACGAGATCCACTTGTAGCGGATCAGGAGCAGGCCGTCGTAGCCGGGAACAACAAGGTCAAGCGGCTTCGCTTTCGTACCGAGCTGTTCCCGGCTCTTCCGTAGTATTGACAGGACCGACTGAGCATCCGTCTCCGGTGGGTGCTGCTCCGTCGCGGATGCAGGGTCAGGGGTGGGGATGTTCGAGTCGGACATATGTCTCCTCTAGGCGCTGTTGACGGATGTGATTTCAGACTTGGGCGAGACCATGAACTCGATCACGGCTGCTTTGTCTGACTCGGAGTCGGTCGGGGGCGGCGTTACATCCACGAGTCGTCCGGTGTAGACGATCGAGTGGCCTTTCTTTTTGCCGTTCGGGTCGAGCGGCTGCTTCGAGACTTCGGCTTCTGCGCGACCGGCCTGCGTGATGAGCCATTCGATGCTCGGGTCCACCGTCGTGTCGTACAGCCGGGACACGGTGATGTTGTCAATCGACTTCGGACCACCGAGCGAAAGCTCGGCAGCCAGGCCATTGGCGGGACGGTACTTCGTGTCCTTCGCCTTGGCCGCGCCACCGGACATCTTGTCACAGATGAGCACGAGCTTCGTGCCTTCCACTCCGGTGATTGTCAGGGTCACTTCATAGAGATCCTCGCGGAACATCGCGGCCTACACTTCCTGCGCCAGCGTGACGCGCGTGAGGTTGAGGTTGATGGAGTCCGCACCAGGCGACCGCTTGCACGCGATGTTCGCGTTCAGGTTGCCTTCCGCCTCGGTACCGATCGTGTTCACGTCGGAGCCAGCGTCCACGGAGAACGCTTCGCCGGCGGTCAGGCCGAACAGGGCGCCGATCTGGTAAAGACCCAGGAGCATCGCGGAGAGCTTGTTGCCGTATTCGGCCTGGAGCGTGCCCAGCCCGTCGATCTCCCCGAAGAGGAGACCTTCCTCAATCGACAGCGCTTTCCATTCGATCGCCATGTCCAGACGGACGTTGGAGAACTGGAGGTACAGCGGTTCGGTGTTCGGGTTCGCCAGGGTCCGATTGCCAAACGCCCGGACCTGACCCAGCACACTCTTCGAGACGTTGATCCCGGCGGTGTAGAGGGCTTCCGTTTCGGTTTCGCTGAACGTGGTTTCCTGACCGAGCGAGGTGTAGAACACCGCACGCCTACCGGCCGGCGCCAGGTTCGGGTTGCCAGCAGCGTCGATGGCGGAGCACTTCGCGGCGATGAAGGGACTCTCCGGGCAGTACCGGGTAGAGGTGACACCCGGCAGGCCGGGGATCGACTGCCACGAAGCGAACACGGCGCCCGCTTTCGCGGTCGCACCCAGCGCAGCACGCAGGGCTTCGCCTTCCGCCTTGAGAGCGGATTCGGTAGAGCCAGCAGCAGCGTCAGCGACAGCGCGCCTTTTCTGTTCCGAGGCGATCTTGAAGAGCGCTTCGACAACCGCTTTCGTGGCGACACCCGGAACGGACACCTGGCCCGGACCGAATTCCGACTTGAACGACTTGAGCGCCGCTTCGTATTCCACGGTGGTCGGGGCGATATTCGTGCCACCAACCAGCGTCACCGTTTCCGCGAGCGGGACTTCCGCCGGGAAGGTGCTCGTCAGAACCACGAAGGTGTTGTTGCTTTTCGACCAGGCGATAGCTTCTTCGTAGGACGCGAACACGGGAGAGGTTTCCACCGTTTCCGTGCCGTTCTTGACGGTGAGCTGGAACTTCGTGGTTTCGACCGTCGCCGCGACAACGGACAGCGCGTTGCCCCACACCCCCGCAGAGGAAGCGGTGATTGTCAGGATGTTGGTCGAGGTGCCTTTGCCTTTGAGCGTGATCGTGCCCTTGACAGCGGTCGAGCCGATTGCGCGGCAGAAGTACAGACGCGAGCCGCCTTCGGAGAAGAAGGTTTCGACTGCGTCCGACAGGGTTGCGGAGTAGGTACCGCGTCCACCGAAGATCCGCTGGAACTGGGCGAAGCTGGTGAGCAGTACCGGGAAGGACGGGCCAGCCTGTGAATAGCCGACCGCGAACCACGTACCCGTGCTTGTGAGCGGCGTGGTGGGGGGAAGGGCCGTAGACCCCGTTACGTTAGATCCTGGACGCATCGACGCCAAGCTCCTCTGTGGTAGTAGTGTCAGCGATGACCGGAGCAGGCTCCGGGTCGGGCGTGGGGGCATCTGTGGGCACAAGGCGCCCCAGGTCGATCAATCGCTGATCGGGCGTGTCAATGACATCCCCAAAGACGAGTGGTTCGCCGTTCTCCAGGTACTCAACGTAAGTACCGACATATGTGTAAGGCAAGGGGTTCTCCTATGGCGTCTGAGGTTTGCTGCCAACTGGTGTCTGCTGTGTGATGAGCGGCAACGCGCCCGGTTCGACACCAGGAGTAGACGACGGTTCCTGCGGGCCGGCGAAGCGCCGGCTGACATTGCGGACTTCCGTCTGGAACTCCAACTGCGCCGCACCGAACGTGCGCGCCGACGCCTCGGAGACATGGACGCCGTAGTCCTCACTCAGCCAGTCCGTAGCGACAGCGAAGTCTTCGAGGCTCCCCTTGTCGGTGAAGATCGACCGGATGACCCCGGCGTAAATCTTCGCTAGCCTCTCGGAAGAGGTGCGGTCCTGTGAGCTGACAGCGACCCCGACCTTCATCGGGAACGTCGCTCGGTACGCTTTCGTACCGTCAGGCTGTGGGTGGGCCAGCTTGTCGCTGGAGATCAGGATTGCCGGGAGCTGCTCTTCCGGGAAGTGGTTGAAGTCCGAGCTGAACGTGTAAGAACCTGGCAATGGCAGCGTGCCGAATTCGTCGCCAATGTGACGCTCGACGAAGCCCAAGTACGTGGGCATCCACAGCTTGAGCGTGGCGACATATGCGTTCTCAACATCGGTTGCGAGAACGAGAGGTCCGAAGACTTCGAGGTCACTCATGTGCCCCCTACAGGTATTTGGAGAAGAACGAGGTGTCGCTACTCTTCGCGCTCTTCAACCAGTTCTCGGCGGCATAGCCAGGACCGCCCATGATCCACTCCGAGCACCAGCCCGTAATGACAAAGGCATCCTCGGCGCTGATTGCCAGGATCCGGCGACGCTTCTGACCTTCCTTGCTCTTCACGTTCTGCACCATTCGGGCGTAGAAGAGTTTGGCTTTGCCTTTCGAGTTGACCCCGAAGACAGCGGAAGCGTTAGTCACGTAGCGGTACTGCTCTTTGTGCGCCGGCATTGTCAACGCCTGGAACAGCTCGTCCGGGATCCGGGTGTCGCCGTCTTTCTTGGTGCGGCGTTGCCGGTCGCGGAAGGTTTCCGGGTTCGCGCCCTCCTTGATCTTCTGCTCCACCGTTGTAGGCAGCAGAGGCAGGTACGGATCCGAGCGCACCCGGCGGGCCTGCTGGATCTGTAGGAGGCCAACCATCTCCTCCATCAGGGGACGGCTCTTCTTCGCCCGAGCGCCCATCGCGGCAATGTGAGACGCGACCGCGAGATCGCCGTTGACTTCGATGTACGCCTTGAACGAAGAAGGGCGCGGCTTAGCCACTACTCAACCTGAGTCTGGCCAGCCGGCGAGGGGGCGAGCGCACGGACCGCGACAGCAGCCGCGACAGCTTCCGTAGTCGGGGTGCCAGCGACCAGAGCCTTCGGCTTAGGCACGAGACCCGAGTAGCCGGGAGACTCCGTGGCGGTCGTGAGTGGGGCGGGAAAAGGGGCGGGCTTCCAGCTCATGTGGACTCCTAGTAGGTACCTGTCGCGTAGCCGGGGTACTCCGTGGCAACGCGCATTGACGAAACGGCAGTAGGAGAGTTCGGCTCAAGGCCACGAGCTGCCTCATCCCACGCCTTCAACTCTTCGCGGAACTCCATGCGGAGAGCGTTGTACGGCGACATCCCCGTCTCGGTCTGCTCCGGGAAAAACGCCAGCTCGATCATGTACGCCGCCCTCAGAGCCGCGAGAGCCTGGGCCTGTTCAGCCAGGATCGGCGGGACTTCACCGAGGCGAGGCATCAGCAGCGCGACAGCGCTGTCGATCATTTCCGCAACCTGCTGACCCGTAGGGATCGTTTCCGAGTTGAAGACGCCGGCAAGCGCGCCGCTCGTGTTACGGGTACGCGCCATGATGCGCTGGGCTACCTGGGGGACCGAAGGCGCCCAGGAGGGAAGGTCTGCCATCAGAAGCCTCCAGTTGGGCGGGCCAGGATGTTGAAGTGCCGTGGACCCATCGGGATCCCGACAGGCATCAGGTCAATGTCACCGACGTTCTCAGCGAATTCGACCCATACCGGGCGCCGGCCCGTGAGGTCAGCGCGCCTGTAGGTAGAGAAGCCGATCGGGATACCTTCCGTCTGGAGCGAGACAATCTGCATCCATTGACGAACGTCCTTACCGACCGGCTGCATCGCGGACGCGGGCTTCTCAAGCAAACGCCCGAGAAGCCCCGTCACGCGGACAATGCGACCACCTTCATCAGTTGGTGTGGTGGCGTCCATTGTTACCTACCCGATGTGCTGGAGCTGACCGAAATCGTCGAGATCCTCGGTAGCCGTATGGGAGACGACGAAGTGACCTTTGCTTCCGATCGGGGCCGGGGTCGTGACAACCTCCACGACGATCTCCTCCGGAACCTCACGGGGCGGGTCAACAACGAGGTCGGGAGCGGCCGAAGCCGCCCCCGTGGTCTCGTCGGTCATGGCTAGTACCAGAGCGGGACGACTGCGCGTGCCCCGTCGTGGATCATGTAGCCGAGCCTGCACTCGTACAGAACCGCAAAGAGGTTCTGCTGGAACAGGTTGTACGTCGTGCCGCCGTTCTTGATGGTCGCCTCGTTCGAGGTGCGGACCACAACGTCCTCGCGCATACGTACGTGGATGTTCGGCTTGTGGACAATGACGCCCACCGGCCGCTTGACGGTCGCGGCCGTAGCCGTTGCTTCCGTTTTGGTCGAAGTGACCGCTTCGATGACACCCGTGGAGGTGTTGAATTTGCCGAGTTCGACAGCGGTCTCTTCACCGATTTTGCCGGTGATCGCCTTGATGACGATTTCCGTTCCGACGATGCCGAGGGCAGCGTTCGCTTCCACCGGCTGACCGATGTAGAGCGGAACCGGGTTGGTTTCGCCCGAGCGACCGGAGACCACGTAGGACGCGGAACCGGAGGTGCTCGCCAGTTTGATCGTCTGAGCAGCGCTGGTGATTGCCGCCAGGTTCGTCGAGTGAGCACGGTCGAGGCCGTAGAAGGCGTCAACCGACTGACCACCGAACGAGCCACCGTCGTACAGCGGACGGCCGAAGCCGTCACGCGCATCACGCAGATAGCGCTGGAACCCGAAGCCGACGAGAACGCCGATGTCGTTCGGGTTGCCGTAGCCGTTTTCCTCCAGGAGCGCCAGACCAGCCGACACACCCTTCTGGATGTTGGTTTCGGTGACACCCGGCAGGACGATTCCCTGACTGGCCTGGCCGAGCAGCGGAGAGTCGAAGACGGAACCGTATTTGGCACCCTCCTTCGCTTCCGAGGCGCCATTGACAGTCGATTCCTGCGTCGCGCCCTTTTCGATGTAGGTTCCACCGGAGCTGCCGAGCGCGTGAGCGTCGATTGCCACCGAGAGAGCCTGGCGAACGCCGGCGTCAACCAGCACGTTGAGATCCCCGTTCTGGAGATCCTGGAGCTGCTCGTCCGTGAACAGGACGATGGACGCGAACTTCTTGACATTCAGGACAGCCTGGTTGAACGAGGCTCCCGTGACACCCTTTTCTGCACCCTCGCCTACGGGTCCAGCGACGGGGCGGCCTTCCCAAATCGGGAAGTTCGTCTTACGGGCAGACGTGCTGCGGGCGTCGCCCGCGATCTGGAGAGCGCCGGTCTCGACAAGGATGCCGTTGACCAGGATCTCGCCCTGCTCCGGAGGGAGGAGGTATCCACCGGCTGCTTCGGAACCCTCGCGGATAGGGATCTGGTTAGTTACTGACGGAGTGGGCATTTAGCCTTTCCTGGGTGTTAGGTATGGGTGTGTGTGATTCGCCCCATCGCGGGGACTACGGGCGCGGGGTGAAAACCACACACGCCTTGTCAATGAGCGGGTCGCCCGCTACTAGTCGCCAGCCGGTGCAGGCTCAAGCCCTGAGAACAGGGAGCCGTTACCGCCAGTAGACCCCTGGCGGGCGGCAATGGCCTGGAGGATGAAGCTGTTGTGATCCTTGGTCGGGTCACTCTTCGCCGGCGGGGTGATGCGGACGCCGCCGTCAGGCGGGGCCGAAGGTGCCGGCTGACCACTCATTGCCACGAAAGCCTTGAGCGTGTCGGCGTCGGCGGCCAGCTCCTCCTTAGTGGAGCCGGTAAGACGGGATGCAAGCTGGAACGGGATCCCCTGCTCAGAGGCGACCTCGTACCGGAGAGCCTGAATACGAGCGCTCTCGGCCTCGGCCCTGGCCTCCGCGATCTGCTGCTCAAGGGGCTTGGACGCCTGGATCTGCGCGTCGAGCTGGGCCTCAAGGTCACGAGCGCGGGCATAGGCGTCAGCCGACCTGCGCTTCTCCTCGCGGGCAGTCTCACGTTCCGTGTCAATCAGACGACGGACGGAGTCGGGATTGTCAGCCTGCGCGATGATCTGATCGGCAGGGTCAGGCGCAGCCGGCGGTGCGGCAGCCGGCGGGTCAGGTGCAGCGAGCGGATCTGCGGGTGCAGGTGTAGCTCCCGCCGCCGTGAATGCAGCAGCGAGCGGGTCCGTCGCGGACTCGGGCATGTGTCTCCTTTACGACGCTCTCGGAGCGTCTAGTTCTGGATGCGTGAAACGCGGACGGCCTCGGTGACGTTCTTCTCCTGAGCGCCATTGCCATCCGGACCTGCACCTGGGGCTTCGGGGGTGACGGGGACGATCCCGAACTCCGTGGAGTTTTCGTCGAGACCCATCGCCTTCTTCATCGCCTTCCACCTCTTGATCGTGTCCGGGTCCGCTCCGATCTCCTCGAAGAGGGCCTGCTGTGGGACGCCGATCGTTGACAGCTTGATTGCGCCGTCAATGCGCTGCGACCTGATGCGCTGCTCCGGGTCTCCCCAAACAGTCTTCACAGGATCTTTGGCCTTAGCCTCGTCGCCGGCGGCACGGAACGCGAGACGGATTGTCTCGTTCCACGTACCCTCAAAGTCCGTTTTCTTGGACTTGACCTTGGCAACAAGGCCGGTCTCTGTGGCCGTCAGGGAGTCGCCCGAAGGAAACGCACCAGACTGGCCAAGGAGGTAGTGAGGAGGAGTCCTCGTCAATGCCGCGATGTGCTGAATCAGCATCTCGATCGCTTGCACGTAGTTCCGGAGGTCCGTGGCCTCGAACTGGCCAAACTTCGCCTCCGGGTGCTCCGACACCCACACGCGGCCGACAGACGCGAGAAACTGCTCGTCTGTCAATGCACGGCCCGTCTCCGGGTCTCTCGGAACTTCAAGTCCAGTAGCCCAACGCTGAGCGAACGACGCGAACTCGGACGCGATCATCATGTCCGAGACGAGCTTGTTCACGGCGTCCTGCACCGGGATGACCACCGCAATGTCAGAACGACCACCGACCGCGAGAGTCGGGTTGTTCCGGAGCGGGATCAGCGATACGACTTTCAGCCGGTTCGGGGTGCAGAACGGGGCGTCCTTACGGGGCACCCACTCGATCCCATTGCCAGCGCCGGTGGTGGGGCTGTTCAGGTAGTCCGTGGGTGTCCACAGGCCAGACACCGCGAGACCACGCTCTTCCTCGTGGCCCTTCTCCTCCGCTTCGTAGCGGTAGGTGGCGTCCGGCAGGTAGACCGTTGCCAGGATCCTGCCCTGGTGATCGACCCACTCTTTCAGGCCGGCGACCCTGAGACGCGGATTCGCAGCGTCATGCAGGACGATCGCCTGCGTCGGGTGCTCGATCGTGATGAGCGGACTCTCCGTGTCATACGCCTTGTTGCCATCGGGGTCCACCAGGATGTAGGCGTGGCCGAGCTTGACAGCCTCCGTGTGCGCCATACGGCAGTCGGCGTCCAGGTAGTTGTCCTGCCAGATGCGGGTCGCTTCCTCGTCGGCCTCATCCGCGCCTGTGCCTGAGCGGAAGCCGTTGATGATGAGACGCTCGACAGAGGCGTCCACGATCAGCTCGCACCAGTTGTCAGCGAACTCCCGGAAGAGATTGCCGAACGTGGCCCGGAAGCGAGACGTTGCGAACTGGAGGCGGTGAATCCCCTCGTAGTAGTTCTCCCACAGTTGGATCTGCGGGTTGCGCGCCTTGAGTTTCTGATCCATGTGGATCAGGTACAGCTTGGCTTCCGCTGGCGTCGAGGCCATATGGGTCTCCTGGTGTGATCGAAGTGTTGCCCCGGCCGTCGCCGGGGCGGGCGCCTATGAGGGCACCGACCACCACTCGCCTATGTGGGCGTCTCATGGGTGGCTTCTGCGGCTGCCCGCGCGGTATGGCGCTATGTATGCGCCGCAGCCAGCAGCTAGTAGACCGTCATCGGGACGCGCGAGATGAGGTTGACATTCACCCCAGCCGCTATTGCGTCTCGATACGCCTCCCACGAAAGACAGCCGGCCATTGCCGCGTCGATCTTGAGAGGAGAGTCAGGTCGCTCCTTACGGATAAGGAACAGGTTGACCCCGTCTTCGTCAAGGATGGGTATGGCGTACTTTCTGGCATTCGCAAGATGCGCCCTGAAAACAGGGTTGCCGTCATACGTCCACACTCCCTCCTTCATCCCGGCGATATACGCCTTCAAGGAGAGGGCCATCCTCTTGTGTGTGTTCGTGGGCCATTGGAAAACGCGGGGATGTCCACGTTCTTTCCCACGCTTGTGCGGGTACTTCGCTACCCATTCGGCAACGTGCGTATCCCAGTAGTAGGGATCGGCGTACATCCGCCAGACATCCCAGTAGTCGAACGCAGACGCGACCGCCGCATCCACCTCGTCGGCGGGTACAGACCAGTTGTCCTGAGTGCCGGGGTTAGCCCAGCACGCATACAGGGCTTGACGGCCAGTAGCGAGATCAGTCACCACGATCGCCGTGGTGTCCCGCGTCTGAGCACCATCGAAGCCCAGGACGACCTTCGCGCCCCTGGGAGGCAGGTACCCCTCCAATACGTCTTTGTCAATCATGTCGAGTGGGAACGCCTGGAGAGACTGCTGTACCGGCCTGTTCAGCCAGACGCGCTCCCAGTAGGCCATGTCGGTCTGAGGATCCAGACCAAGCTCGACAATGGCGTCAATGTCCGTCCACGAAGAAGCCGGGCCAGACGCATCAATGACGGCGGCCCGCATTCCCCCGATGTTCGGCGTGCTGTCCTCGTTCCGGAGAACGTGGTGATCGTCGGCCTGCCGGTGGTAGAAGAACAGCCGGGAGTCCTTGATCTTGTCTTCCGCCACCATGCGGGCGTAATCCATCGTCCCTTCGGCAACCGAGCCGAGTCCCGGCTCGAACGCCGTAGTGATCTCCAGAGTCCACGCATCCGCAGCTTTACGCTTCGGGATGTTCGCCAACATGGTCTGGTGCGACGCGACGAGTTTTTCCGTTGTCATACGGTGTGTCTCGTCGAAGATGTTTAGGGTTGTCCTAGCACCATCTCTAGAATCCGGGGACGAGGCGAGTGCGACGGCCTTTCCCGCAGCTTTTCCTCCAGGATCCAGCACAAGGATGCGTTCGTTGCCAATGTCAAAGTCAGCAGCGAGCGGGCCTTCTTCAAGCATGACTTTGAGAGCGCCATAGGCAAGCTCCTCACTCTGATCCTCCGTGTAGGCAACCATCGGGATATACGGGTCGAAGACACCCACGCCGACGGGCTCGCCGGCCGCATACTTGTACGGGCGCCACAAGCCGTTCTCATCGACGTAGTCCCACTCCGATTCCTCGCCCTCCTCGGCCCAATGGTCGAAGCGGACAGGTGCGGCGGGGTGCAGCTCGCCGGCGGTCACAGCCGCCGCGAACTCGGTCTTGGCCCAGCCCTTCCGGACAGACAGCCCGACCCGCTTGAACCGGCGGCGGCCAGAGATGTCCAGCCCCTCCGGGGTCATGGTGCCAGGGGCCTGGAGTTCGTAGGCCATGTGGAGGATCGCGGCCTTCTCGATGTCAAGCGAGTATTTCTGGCCTCGGATGTCTCCCGGACCGTGGACTAGGTACGACTCCATCCAGCACTTGATCTGCGGGCCAAGCGTGATACCTGTGCGGTTATCCCGTTTCGGGATTACGAAGACGCCCATTACTGGTACAGGACATCGGTCGGATCCGCAGTCGGCGCTGACAGGGGCAGCTCGACAATGTCGGCGTCCGTCAACGTGACATCCACGCGCTTCGTGTTCCGCTTCCTCGTCTTCGAGGTGGTCTCCTCCGTCTCGGCAATGACCCAGTCCAGGGACCGGCGTGCCATCGGCGTGAGGCCGTACTGCTTGATGAGGGCGTCGATGTTGCTCGACACCATTGTCGTAGACCGGCCGTCCTCGAACCGCTCCCAATACTCGGTTTCCAGGGCGACGAGACGAATCAGCGTGGGGATGTCAACCCCGAGGAACTCATCCACCATCTCGGAAGACCACAGGGCCTCCCACAGGTAGAGTGCGTTCGGGTGCCAATCCGCAGGTTCACGGACCGTTATCGTCTCGCCGTCTTCTTTGACCTTGACAACCCGGTACCGCTGGGGCAGCTCGGGCTTGACATTCGGTGATGTGACAACGAGCGCCGTCGCGGTGCTCACTTGGTTCCGGCGTGCCCGTGCAGACGGGTGCTTGGGGTAAGGGGGCATCGCGCCCTCCTGTGTTAGCTAGGTTGCCGGACAACCACGGCATACGCCTGTGGCACAGTCACCTTCGAGTAGATCGGGTGCGGGGTACTGACCTGCGCGTACAGCCGGCGCATCGTGATGACTGCGAACGAGTGTCGGCGGGCAATCGTCAGACGGAGCTGTTCACCGGCACCCGTTACGCCAAGTGATAGCGACATCTGGCCCCTGACGGGTCCCTGCGAGTGTCCATTGACACCGAGGGTCTGCGAGAGCGCGCCGGCGGTAGAACGGACAACCCTTGTCCGTGTTGCCAGGCCGAGAGGCATTCCGAGGAGCGACTGGCCGACATCGCCCTTCCCGCCATGCCCCGAGACCGAGATCACGGCCTTCAGGGATCCTGTGGCCGTCCTGACCGAAGAAGTCTTCGACTGCTCACCGATTGGCAATGAGATCGACCCAGATGCCGTTCTGTACGAGTTGACCTTCGAGGACAACCCAAACGGCAGCGCAGCGCGCCCTTCGCCTTCTCCCGTGAAGGAGAGGATGAACTTTCCGACTTCTTCCCGGACCGTTTTGCCTTCTGGCCCGGTTTTCGCCCAGTATGTGAACGAATGGCCTTTTTCGATGATCGAGCGGTATTCGCTCGACCTGCCTTCGCCCTGGAGCTTCAAGTTGAAGTTTTCAACCTGGCTATTCGGGATCAGGTCTTCGTTCGAGTTGAAGAGCAGCCACCGAGCGCCACTAACGGTGCCCTGCTGCGGAGAGGCGCGTTCCTGGGCGCGGCGAGATTCCGCAGCGTTCGTAAACGGCCCATGCCCGAGGTTCGTAACGCCTTTTTCCCCGGTGAAGGGCGACGTGTAAACCATCTGCTCCTGGAGCGCCTCCTGTACGTGTTCCGTGAGGTTATTGACGCTTTTCGTCGGCCAGGTCAGTTCCTTGTACGGTTCGCCCGATTCCATCAGTTCGACCAAGGCACGAATGTCGTAGATACCTGACAATGTGCAGACACCGTCGATCGTGCCGGGGTTCGCCGCGTTCATGCGCTCAGCGACCATCGAGACAATGTGACCTCCAGCCGAGCCACCAACCAGGACGACGTGAGGGTTGGCAATCAGGTTCAGTTCAGACGTATGAGCGAGCGCCCAGTTGACAGACGCTTCGATGTCTTCAAACTGACCAGGGAAGGCACCTTCCGTGGAGGAAGCGTCCCGGTAGTTCGGGAGGATGACCGTGCCAACCCCATCTTTGTAGAGGTTGTTGGCATACGTGCCGGTCATTTCCCATTGTTCATCCACCCAGCCACCGCCGTGAACCATCACCACGAGGGTCTGCTGGAGCGTTTTCGGCACGTAGGTTTTGACAACCTGATTCGTGCCGGCGCCGTAGCGACCAGCCGAGCTGAACCCCGAGCCTTCGATGCCGAGCGGGAAGCTCATGGCACCCAACGCCGAGCGGACCGTGTGGACCGTGGAACTCAGGTTGAGCGGGAGCGACTGGCCCGTGCGGACGAGATGGCCGAAGCCAGAGGTGCCGACTTGGACAGGGTTGTGGATCTGCCCGGTTGTCGTGCGGCTAGAGGAAGTCTTACTGGCCAGGGCTACAGGGACGGAGAGTTCGCCCTTGTGTTCCGGTCCGGGGTAGCCCAGGATGACCACATTGGCCCAGCCGAGCTTTTCTTTTTCGACCCATTCGCCAGAGGCGACTTCACCAGCTTTCTTCCCTTTTTTGGCGGGGCCGGTGAAGTACGGGGTGGCGCCTTCCGTGGAAGTGCTGAGTTCCATCTGCTGCGTGAGGGTGCCCGAGATGGAGCGGATCCACAGGAAGCTGCTCTGGCCGGGGTAGATAATCCCCGTCTGAGTGAATTCGACGAAGAGGGCTTTGCCTTTTTCAGGGGCGTGTTTGACGGTCCCCTTGGCAATGACCGTTTTGCCGGGTTTCGCGCCTTCGTCGCTCAGGATGGCGAATTCAAATTCGCCTTCGGCAGCCGCGACAGACGGAGTGATCCGGAGCTGCTCGGCCTTCCAGACTTTTTTGAACGTGGGGAGTTTGACCGCGAACGGGGTATCGCTGGCGGCCTGGACCGCTTTGCCCGCGTTGATCGGTTCCGATTCCGGGGCAGCGTCCTGGAGGGGGCCGTGGCCCGCACCTTCCGGCAGGTCGATGACGAGGCTGATCGCGCCGGCCGTGCCGAAGCTCGACTTGGCACCAGAGGACGAAACGGACAGGACCGCGCCCAACGCGCCGGCCACCCGAGTCACGCGTTTCGCGCCGACAGACGACAGGCCAAGCGGCAGACCGAGCGCACCCTTGGCTTCTCCGGACTTGTGGCCCGTGGAGGCTACGCTGAGGGCCGCGCCGAGGGCACCAGCAGCGCTCCTAACGGACTTCGTCGCCGTCGCCGTACCAACCGGCAGCCCGAGCGCCCCAGCCGTCCCTTTGGCCGTTTCTTCGGTGCCGAGGACAGCGGTGTAGAACTGACCCGTCAGCGTTTTTTCAGCCCATTCCGTCGCTTCGGACGGTTTTTCGATTTTCGCCGGGACTTTGTTTTTCAGGATTGTCGATTCGCCGTGCGCCTCAAGGTACAGCGCGCCGCCGAACGGGATGATGACTTCCCAGTATTCTTTCGCCGTACTCAGGACGCCGGATTTCACAGACCCATTGACAAGGATCCATTTTTCCTTCGCCGGCGTTCCCGTGTACGTCGCTTCCGCAACTACAGCGCCAGGATGTCCGCCCGTGTTTTCGCAGATAAAGACCTTGAACGAGGTACAGGTAGGAAGCGAAGACCCCGTCCGGAGTTCAAACGATTCGGCGGTCCCGTTTTTCAGCGGCGTGAATTTCTGCGCGTACCCGACCTTTTCCGAGATAGCGGTGTTCGTCCCGGAGACGAACGTCTGTGTGCCGGCCAGTAGCGACATGGTGTCTCCCCGACCGGCACACGGTCATTTCTCTAGGCTGCGGTTTTCGAGTCGTCCCACACGTTTTCGGTGATGGTGTACGCCTGTTCCGATTCAAAGGTTTCCGGCGTAGCCACCTTGTTGACCGCGAGGCATTCTCCAGCCGCGACCGCTTCCCCTTCGTAGAACACGATGTAGGTCACGACGATTTTGCCAGCGCCCGAAGCGCCCGGCACTTTGAATTCTTTGCTCGTGGTGTCCTTGATGACGCCCTTCGCAGCAGCAGCCCACGTAGTCGGGTTCCGCTTGTTGGCTTCCGCCGATTTGTTCTTCACCGCGATCTCTTTGACCTGGGCGAATTTGAACGCGCCAGCGACCGTGCCAGTCCATTC